CGCAACACAATTACTAAATGCCGGATATAGTATATCAGATTTACGAGAAGCTCTATACAGTGACAGTGATATATTAGGTGCCGGATACACTGCGTTAGATTTAAAAAATGCAGGATACACTGCGTTAGATTTAAAAAATGCAGGATACACCGCAACACAATTACTAAATGCAGGATACAGTGCCAGTGCTATATTAGGTGCTGGATACAGTGCAACAGAATTAGCCGCGGCGGGATTCTATCTAATATCCGGCACAGCTACAGGTATTTCTACTGGCGCAACATTTATTTTAACACTATCCATAAATGGTGATTCGGTAGAAACTAAGACAATACAAGCTACCTCTAGCGATAACATTAATTTTTATTTTATTAATTACGTTTCAGATGGTTCAACTTATGGTGTAACAATAACAACCCAACCTCAAGGCAAAACAGGAACTGTTAGTAATGGTTCAGGTACCATTAATGGTTCTAATATTAACAATATTAGTATCGCATTTACCGAGAATTCATCGTCAAGTGGTTCTGGTTCAACACCAACCAGTAACGTTTGTTTCCCTGCCAAGACACCTATATTAACGAACTGTGGACCCATCAATATTGAAGACATTGACCCAGCGGTTCATACCATCCGCAACAAGAAAATCGTCGCCATTACCAAGACCGTTGCCCATGATAAGAATTTGGTTCGTATTGCCAAGCATGCTTTAGGACATTTGTATCCAGAAAAACCCACACTCATCAGTCAGAACCACAAAGTGTTCTTCCAAGGACAAATGGTCAAGGCCAAGCATTTAGTAGATGAAGCCAGGGGTGTTACACTTGTGCCATACAATGGACAAGTTTTATACAACGTATTATTGGAACAATATGAAAAGATGCAAGTCAATAATTTAATTGTAGAAACATTACATCCAGAGCACAAGGTCGCGAAATTGTATAGATTCTTGCAGAACGTAGATGCTGGACATCACGGCAAATTGATTGCCTTGTTCAACAAGAAGGATAAGGAACACCGTATCCACTTTTAGGAAAAGTGGAGCAAAACTTTCACTAAAAGCATATTATCTTTGGCTCCACCTTTTTAAAAGGTGGATAAGGTGAATAAATAATAAATTATAATCATTAAATACAATAATTATAATTTTTGTAGCACCTTTAAGCAAGACCACCGACAATTTAGAAAAACTATATTTTGCTCCACTTTTCCCAAAAGTGGATTTTTGGCTCCACATATACTTTTAGAAAAAGTATAACAAAATTTTTGGCTCTTACTTCGTTATAACCTTTCCTAAAGGTGGATAAAGGTGGATTTTTGGCTCTTACTTCGTTACAACCTTTTTAATGTTGGTATATGGTATAGGAGGATTTCTATGAAACAAAAAAATATTTGCAAAGATTTAACATTTAACGATTGTGAATTAGCGATTCTGCGTATGGCCGTCGATAAAGCCGAAGAAAAAATGGCCAAACGCATTATCAACTCAGACGATATAAAAAAAATTATAAAAATCGTAGAAGATTTTATCAAGGTTAAAAATCTAATTTGTTACGGCGGAACCGCCATTAATAATATATTACCAGAAGAAGACCAATTTTATAACAAAGATGTCGAAATTCCGGATTACGATTTTTTTACTACCAATGCTTTAGAAGATGCAAAGGAATTGGCCGATATTTATTACAAAAAGGGTTTTACCGATGTAGAGGCCAAATCTGGACAGCATCACGGCACCTATAAAGTATTTGTGAATTATATTCCTGTCGCAGATATCACATATTTACCCAAAGGTATTTATCATTCGCTCAAAAAGGACGCCATAAGTGTTGGCGGCATCCTATACACACCCCCAAATTATTTAAGAATGGCCATGTATTTAGAATTGTCGCGGCCTGCTGGAGATACGAGTCGCTGGGAAAAAGTGATGAAACGTTTAGCCCTTCTGAACAAACATTACCCAGTGACCGATGTAAATTGCAATGAAGTTGAATTTCAACGAGATATGAAAATAAACGAAGAAGAGGAGGAGGAACGGATTTATGATAATGTTAGAGCCACTCTGGTAAATCAAGGCGTCGTTTTTTTCGGTGGTTATGCCATTTCCCTATATTCCCAATATATGCCCCAGAATTTACGACATAAATTAGAAAAAGTTGCGGATTTTGACGTTTTGTCGAATGACCCAGAGACAACTTGTGAAATTGTGAAAGAACGACTCAAAGATATTGGCATCAAACACACTAAAATAATTAGAAAGGAACCGGTTGGAGAGATTATTCCACTACATTATGAAATACGTATTGGCAAAGATACCATTGCATTTGTATATAAGCCGATTGCCTGTCATAGCTATAATAATTTAAATATAGGGGGTCAAAAAGTGAAAATAGCCACCATTGATACCATGTTGAGTTTTTATTTGGCGTTTTTATATGCAGATAAACCGTATTATAATGATTTTTTAGACCGCATCTTGTGCATGTCGAAATTCCTCTTTGATGTTCAGCAAAAAAATCGATTAGAACAAAAGGGTTTGTTGCGTCGTTTTAGTATTACGTGTTATGGGCATCAAGAATCAGTAGAAGAGATGCGTGCTCATAAAGCGGAAAAATATAAGGAGTTGAAACAAAAGGGAGACAAAAAGGAATTTGAAGAGTGGTTTTTAAATTATAAACCAGATGACATGAATGGGTCTTCGTCGAATAGCAAAGACAATATAAATAACAAAGTGAAAGGTAAAAAAACAGGCAATAAGAAAAAACTGAAACATAAAACCAAAAAAACAAAACTATTGGCGATTTATGGCGGCAAAACGAGACGTAACCGTAAACCATGATTCTTTTACAATCGCTGACATAAGCCGCCATTGCATTCGACGTCGTCGTAACCTTTTCCGTCGCAAGCTTTACCGTCGTCACAAGCTTTTCCTTGTCCATAACAATAGTCTAACTTGTCTTGAAATGTGACGCGCTTACAAATATTTTTGGTGTAAAAAGTGTAGGCAAAAACGCCGCCTAGCAAAATCAAGACGACAAATCCTATTATATACATCGAGTAATCTTCATCTGGTAACAAATTTTCACTCATATTCTCTATCGTTTCGGAAACCAATTTATTTGCATTAGGTACATCCAACGAAAATTCGGCACTCGTTATATCAATTTGGTCCATTATAATATAAAATTTATAAAATTAATATATTTGTTATACGCAACATTCTTTGTTCTAAATTTGCCCTTACAGACAATAATTTTCTAATATTATGATAAAAATATCTTGTGATATTTTTGATAATATTTTGTATAAAATGTTATGCCTACAATCTTCAGGTATTTTATCCTTGATTAAAACTAAAAAATATGTAAAATAAATGCAACATTTCTCTACTAAAAATTTGCAATAATTAAATCCATTATGTGAAAGATTCCAGTCATTTACGTAACTACACATTTGCGTCGAACTTTGTTTTATATAAAAAGAGTGTATATCCAACAATCCAGAAAGGATGCGATGAAAGTTGGTCTTTTCGTTCTTTACATTTAATAAATTACCAATTTTATCGTAACCATACAAGTCTAAATACAGTATCTTTTTATTTGGCTCTTTTGAAAATATATAGGGTGTAATACCATCCATGTATTTATTTTCATATAAAATATTACCGTCGATTAAAAAGGGAATATACGAAGACTTTATGATGGTTTGTATGATGTCGTCTACATCTTTGTAGGTAGATTTCACTTGTTTACAATCCTTTTTAATGTTGTGATAACTGATAAATAGTTTGTGATTTACCTTTTGCATGATGTCATCAGGTATGCGGTCCGCCAAATATTTCTTCAGTTCTCTGACAAATTGTAATTTATATGTTTGACTAAAATCGATTTTAATCATTTCGTATAATTGATGCATCAATTCTAGTGCGTCCATGTGATACAACAGTGCAACTATGGCGCCCACACTGCATCCAGACATGCGGTCTATTTTAATATAATTGCGTTTTTCCATTTCTTTTAAAAAATATAGGGCTCCAACTAAATAACTACCATTAAACATTCCTCCGTCTAGCACTAAATCAATGAGAACGGGTTCCTTCGCATGTTTAATGTCGTCAGGCAAATTGTCAATTAATTTAATTACGTAGTCATTTATCATGGTTGATTTTATTATAGAATTTGTTTTTCTATTCTATAATAAAACGAGTTTTATATTTTTTCGTTTTTCATCAATCGTTTTACAAAATCAGTATTATTTTTATTGGAAACATAAATATTTATTATTTCTGCAGGCGAATAAAAATACTCGTTTATTTTTTTTAAAAAGTTTTTATCCATTTTTGTTCTGAATAAATGGTAATATATTTCGGAAATCGTATTATGACTTGCATTGCTTAATTCATGAGTAATATCAATTCTACCGGGCCGTATTAAAGCTGGGTCCAATTTATGATAATGATTTGATGAAATAATTAATATTCTTCCAGGAGTTTCTCGAATACCATCCCATAAATTCAAAATATCATCTAAAGTAATAGGTTCTTCATTAGAAGAACTGTTGTTTACAGCTTTAATTTCGTTTAGTTCACAAATATTTTGTAAAATATTTCCTATTTTGTTACCATCATTGATTTTAATATTTTCGCTGAGATTCTCAATTGTTTCGATAAATTTTTTATCAGAATTTATAGTTTGGCGACTTCTATCTAAAATAATATCACCAATACAATCAATGTCTTCAAAAACAATAATTTTTTTATCAAATGTTATACTATTCATTTCATTATTTTCGTTATATCTATTTTCAAAGAAAAATTCTTCCAATTGTCTTTTCGTCTTGATTGTTTTTAAAGACATAACCACAATATGCCGTTTGGTGTAATTCGCAAGTGCCTTTATAAACGATGTTTTACCTGTTCCAGGTGGTCCATGTAAACCTATTCCCAAAGAATAAGGAATGCCTTTTTCATAATACCATTCACCGTTTTTTAAAAAAAAGTCGATTTTTGAGATTAGTTCATTTTTTCCGTCAAAGAAAATATTATTAAATGTTCTAGTACTTTCAAAAATGTCCTCCCTCCAACAATTGAGGCGTGTTTCATCGTTCGTTATTTGCACTTTATCTAAAGAATAAATAAACCTTTTGCTGTCACGATTTTCTTTAATGGTTGATAAATATGTATAGGTGATATTATCTATATATTTCTTAAGATGATTTACAGAATGTATGTATGAATAAATAGATATGGTTATCTTGTCGGTTTTGGTATTTATTTTTTCTCTGTCATCATTGAAATCGTCTTGTAACGTTTCTATTTTTACAAAAATGTTATCATCAATTTTAAAATGTTTGTTTTGATAAACAATAAAGACATCCAGATTTTTTCTTCTGTCTCCTTCATGAGACGATTGCCAAGTACTATGGGCTTCTTTAATTCTAAAAACGGTGTCTATTTTATAAATATTTGAAATAATGTAATCTAATATAGCTTTAAATCTATTACTATACATGGTTGAAATGTTTTGATTATAACAAAAGCTAGACATAACAGTACTCCGTTTGCCTTCTAATATAATTGTGTTTTTTTTATAAAAAAAGCCTTTAATGTCGTCAAATGTTACTTTTATTAAAATCTTATCCAATTTATTTTCATATACATAATGAATTGTATAACCGATGACACTAATAAATATTGTAGATATCACCGTGTCATATAAAGGGTTACCTGTTTTGAAATAATTAAATATCGCTATTTTAATTACATTATCATAAGATGTAGTTAGTGTATATAAAAAATCTAGCATCCGCTATAACAGATAATTATATTTAATAACAAATATTTATATGGTTTGTAATATTATTATTATTTTGTCTTCGTCAGAAACTGCCAAAATGATTCGTAATTTTGTTGAGCAAGTAAAACAACAATCCAAAGAGGGTACTTGTAAATAAAAATCCATTTATATTGAGATTGCCGTCATTCGAAAAAAGCACTGGTAAATAACGAAACAAGATTTTTCTAAAAAATGGCAACTGAAATAAAAAATATAAAACGGCTAATAATAACGGCGTTTGTATTTCATTATACATTTCGTCTAACGAATCTGAGTGTTTACGTTTTTTATTATAGTCGTCTATCATATCATTCGTGTCTTCGTGATTTTTAATATAATCAATATTGTTGGGAGGAGGTGGAACATAATTAGGTTGAACTTGAGGGTCGTTACTATGCCCGGTGGTAGTCATTGGTATATCTCTAGAGGGTAATTGCGTGGCGCCACTAATCGTGGCTTGTTGGAGGCCAGATACTATCTGACTAATGGTTGATTGGTCTAAAGTCATCCCTTGCCCTGCACCGTCTCCTATGCTTTGGTTTTGGTTTTGGTTTTGTATAACAATGTTTTCAGAAGCATTTAATGATATATTATTACTTATATTTCCGCCGCCAACTGGGTCGGTAGGCAAGTCTAAAATATTGGTGGAATCACTCATAATTATTATAAATATTCATTGCTTATAATAATTTACGCAAACAGAGATAGAGAGAACAGAGAATCCTTACTCGAAATCAACCATTTTGGCATTTGCGCTACATTTGGCGCTGACTGGGGTGTATTTTACACATTTATCATCGTTTTTGTATATTTTATCCTTAATTTGTTCTAAAGGTGGTGCATAAAACAACAAACAATTTTTATCTTTACAAACAGTTCTAAACAATGAAGCCAAACCGAACCCCAACAAAACCGACATGATTATTTTGCCTCGTTCGGTATGAACAAATTTTCCTAGATGTATTGCCATTATAGTATTGTTGTATATATTATGTATATATTATGTATAATACATTTATTTTTATTAAAAAATTGTATAGTCGACATTTACATCCTGGAAGCGTTATGTTTGTATTGGTATACTAGATATTTTGGATTCATCGTTAGGACAGTCGACGACTTCTTCTTTAAAATAAAAACAATTGTCTGCTTTGTCCTTAAATAAAACCTTACCGACAGTTTCAGGACTAGGATAAACATATATTTTTTTCATTTCTGGTCCTAAAATATAGACAAAAAAGAGTCCAACGGCGAAACTTACTAAAAACACTGGTATCGAAATATAGTTTAATAACATTTATATATTTTGTATATTTTTATATTTTCAAAATTTTTACATTGGTATTGTTTTGTTTACACATTTTTATCGTTTTAGGTATTTGTCTTCATGATTTAGGTAATACAAAATAATACAAAATAATACAAAATAATACAAAA